GCATCGGGATCGCATTGCGCGCCGCGGTGATCTCAGCCTGCGTTGAATCGGCATCGAGCAGGTCGGCGTAGCCCGCCACATAGCGGATCTTCACGCCGGCAATGGCCTGCAGGTCAACCGCCGGCCAGTCCGCATTCGGCTTCAACATCAGCCGGCCCGGCTCGCTCCCAGTGTCGATGTAGTAGTTGGCGGATGAATAGGTGGCCTCCACGCCGTCTTCATCGGTGTATCGGATCGACACAATGCTCCGCAGGGGCGCGCGCGGGATCTCGACCGGCACGGCCGGCCAGGCGTCCAGCGTCCATTCCCACGTGGTCGGCATCAGCGTGCGTCGCAGCTCGTCCTCGACGTGCTCGCGCGCAGCCTGGATCAGCGACAGCACATACGTGTATTCGGCATCGCTGTCGATGCGGGAATGCTGCATGAGGTCGTCCACATTGACAGGCTCATACAGCGGCTGCGTGACGCGCTGCAGGTTCATGGCGGGTGTCATCCTTCGCCTCGCTGGGGCGGCGCATCGGCGCGCTCCGCCGGCGGCGACCATGGCTGCACAAGCTTCTGGTTCAGCAGCTGCGCGGCCTCCTCGCCTTCCACCTGCAGCACGGCGCCGGTGTGCCACACGCCGCCGGCGATCACGCACGGCAGGAGCACCTTCACCCACACCTTCGCCGGCATTTCTGCTTGAGTCTCTGCTTGTTCGCTCATGCTATTTGCTCCGCTTGCGCCTGGGCGCGGTTACCTGCACTTCGTCAATGGTCTGGCCATCGATCTGCACCTGCACGTTGACGGGCTCCGCTTCATCTGGCTCAGGCTTCCCTTCAAACGCAAACGCGATGTAGTCGGGCACGTTCAGGTAGCCGGCGGCAACCAGCGGTTTCGCCTGCGCCACCGTCAGCTTGATCACCTCGCCCTCGACCAGCCGGGTGAACCGCCCTTCGCCGTCGATCGCGTTCACGGTTTCGCGGGCGATATACATTGCGCGCTCGCTCGCCTGATACGGCGTGAGCGCCTGGTCACCATCCATGTGCACAACCTCCACATCAAATCGCGCCATGCTGACGAACCCGGCCCGCAGCGCGTCTTCTGCGAACGGGATGTCCGGCGCCACGTTCATCGCGTCGCCTTCGCGAAAGGCGATCTTCTCCAGCACATGCCGGCGAAAGAGCGTGCAGCCATGCCCCACCCCGCTCACGCGCGCCACGCCGGCGCGCCGCGCCGCGGCCAGCTCGGCCGGGTAACGCGACAGACTCATGCCAAGGTTCACGTCGTTCTCATACCTGAAGGCATTGATCACGAAGGTGTCATGCCGGAGCAGGTAGACGCCATACACCACGTCGGCCGGCGTGTCGATCAGCGCCTGCGCAGCGCCCGCCGGCAGCACCATGTCATGCTCGAACGTGAGCAGCGCGTCGCAGTCGCTGGCCAGAAAGCGCTCGCGCGCCTTCACATACTGGTGCGCGACGTTGCGCAGGTCGCCTGCGCCGAACGGGTTGTCGCGCCCGATCACCCACTCGATCTCGCCGTTGATCTTCTGCGCCTCGACCGAACGCCGGCAGTCGGGGTGGATCGCATCGGATCCATCCGGCTTTGTCCAGGTGGGCGTGAAGATCATCAGCTTCATGTTTGCGCTCAATGCCAGGCCTCGCCGAAGCGGGGCAGATACGCGTGCTTCACCACGATCTCGCTTGTGGCCAGCGCTTTCACGCCGCGCTCGCGCGCTGCGGCCATGAACGACTTGTGCTCCACGTCGTCGCCGTTGGGCCGATAACGCAGGCCTTCGCGATACAACTGCGCCGGCGACAGGTAGCAGCAACCGACGCTATCCAGCTCCATCAGCCGTGTATTTCCACGGAAATGTGGCGGCCATGCGCTCGCATCGCGCCCGTCCTGGATGAAGCCGCCGGTGTCATAGAACCATCCGCCGTTCTCCATGCTGGGCGGCTTGCGCTCGTCGAGCGTCTCCATGAACACAAACGGCGCGACGATGTCCGTTTCAGAGATCGCGAGCAGCCGCTCGATCAAATCGGCCGGCACGTCGACCAGGTCGACATCCAGCCACAGCACATGCGTGTGCGATTCGCACAGGCACGTGTCGATGAGATGGTTGCGCGCCCGGGCGTTCGGGCCATATTTGCGCGCCTCACGCGGGAACGCGTTGGGCACCAGCGCCAGGCTCTTCTCCCGGTGGGACATGCGAGTGAAGTGCTCGCATGTCCCACGGAGGAAGACGGCAGGCGTGGAGTCGCGATACGGGACGGCCACCAGAACGCGCGCCATTCGTCTACACCAAAGGCTTACGCCGTCGGGTGCTTGCCGTAGAGGACTGCCTCAGCCTGCAGGACCTTGTAGACCGCGTCGAAGTAATAGAACAGGTTGACCTGCCCCGTGCCCGCCGCAGAATACGGATCGCGCAGGATCTGGAAGCCGCTGCTTTCGCGCAGGCCGACGTAGCCGAAATCGCCGAACACGCTCGACTTGTTGCCGGCGCCGATGGCCGCGATGGCCTGCTCGGAGTTGAAGACCGGGAAGCCCCACAGCGTGGATCCGGCAACCGAGCCGGGCGGCGTCGCCACGAACTGCCAGTTGTTGCCGGTCAGCGCGCGGTAAGCGCCTTCGTTCGCGCGCGGGAACACCCACTTCGCGGCGTCGGCATACTCAGACTTTAGCGAATACACCACCTTGGGGATGTCGCCGGCGGACGCAGCCGCAGCCGCGCCGAGCGTGACGCTCGTGCCGTTGGCCAGCACCTCAGTGAACAACAGCTTGTTGTGGGTGATCGCCATGGCGCGCCCAACGTAGTCGTTCAGGAAGTTGAGCAGGTTCGCATCCTCGTCACGCAGGAGCTCGACCGACAGCTGCACCTTCTTGGTGTATTTCACCAGCGTCATCTGCACGCGGCCCAGCGCCGCCGCGTCGCGATCAAAGGCGGACCCTTCGTTCGTCGAAACGAACTCATTGGCAGTGCCGTTGTCCGTGGTGACGTTGACCGTGGTGCCCTGGCCAGGGATGCGCAGCACGCCGAGGCGCGGGGCCAGCATGCCCTCGTTGCGCTTGGCGATGATGCCCTGGTAGTGACCGGTGGGCACGGCATAGCCGCCGTCGGCCGGCGTGCCGATGTTCATGTCGGTGTCGTTCGAGGCACGCAGCTCGCGGCTCAGGTCGCCAGTGCGGATGTAGTGCGCCAGGGCGCGGGACTCGCTGTCGCCGGGCTTGGTCTTGTTGACCGCCGGCGCGCCGTTGACCTCGCGGGTCTCCGGCTTGGCGGCCGGCGCACCCTCGGGCTGCGCCAGTTCGGCCTGCTCGGCTTCCAGCTTCTCGACGCGGGCGATGTCGCCTTTCAGCGCCTCAGCCTGCTTCATGATCTCGTCGAAGGCGGCGCGGGTCTCATCGGTCTGCGGGCCTTCGGCGATTGCCTTGGCGCTGTCGATGAGGCTCGCGCGCTTCTGCATCAATTCGCGCTTGTTCATTTCTGTAAATCTCCTGTGAAAGAATGCGATCCCGTGCGGGATCAAAGTTCAACGTCAGCGATCCGCAGCCTCATGCGCATCAGCTCTTGCGCCGCCTGGCGCTCCGCTTCACGCTCAGCCTGCATGCTGGCCGCCTGGCCTTGCTCCTGCTCGGCTGCGCGCTGGTGTTCACTGTTCTGGTTGCCCGCCTGCAGCTCGGTGAGGCGGCTGCGCGCGCTCACGCTCGTCTGCGGGTAGGCGGGATAGGTGACCGGGCTTACGTCGTAGAGCCGGTCAACTTCGATGATGGTGCGTCGGATCGTGCCATCGTCCGCCCACACCCAGTCGTCATTCAGGACCGAAAAGCCAAAGCTCATCTGGTCGATGTCGCCGCGCTTGACGCTCTCGGCGAGGTCGCGTGCATACTGCGTGTCGGGCAGCGTCACTTCCATCCACAGGCCGGTGTCGTCTTCGCGCACCGACAATGTGCCGTTCTTGGTGCGGCCCAGAATGAGCGATGGATCGTGATTGATCAGCGCGCGCACGTCCGAGGCTTTCACGGCATTGCTGAATGCGCCCGGCTGAACGCGCTCGCGAAAGCCGCCGAGATCCTCCGACCACGCGTTGAACACGGAGGCGTAGCCCACCAGCTTCGCCGGCGCATCGCCTTCCTGCGCCACGCGCAACTCGCGCACGGGGAGCATGCGAATCTCTCGGTCGTTGGCTGGAATCTCAGCCGGTCGTTTGTTCATTGCGATTGCCTCCAGGCCGGAAAAGCAAAAGCGCCCGCCAACCTCATCACGAGGTTGGCGGGCGCAAGGTTGCGACGGCCTTTTATTTGTGTGTCTGGATTATAGGACTAATTTGGTTCAAGCGTTGGCCAATCCAAGATCCGTTCGGCCAACGTGGCGTGGTCAATGCCAGGCACGTTATACCAAACACTCGCGAAGTATTGGGTGACATCTTCAACGTCTTTCTCGTTGTATTCAGGATTCGTGGCGCGCACCAGCGGCCGCACAACATCCTCCACCCATGGGATGTGCTTGCGGTCGCGATCTGTTGCCCGATCCGCAATGCGCCTGCAGGCGTCAAAGATCAGCGTGCGCAGGGCGCGCTGGGCGTTGGTGTCTGCCGGCGGTTGATCTGATGGCGAATCCGCCGGTGGTGTTGCCGGCGGCTCGACCTGCGGCGGCGGTTGGGGCGCCGGCGGCTCCTCGCCGAGCACGGTCATGTTCATCGGCGTGAGGTAGTCGTCGCCGCCCTCGATCGGGTTCATGTTCTCCATGCGCCGAATGTCGTTGCGGCTCAACCAGCCCCACTGCCGGCCGATGCTGTAGGCGCTGTAGCGGCTGGCGATGTCGCCGCGCAGAAAGCCGTCGATCATGAACTCGGCAAAGATGGCGTTGCGCTCGATGGGGCCGACCAGGTCGCGCGAGATCGACTGCTCGATGCGCACCAGCCACGGCGTGAGCGAATACGTCACGAAGTCGATGCCCTGGTGCTCGATGTTGGAGAACGTCGCACGGTCGAGATCCTGAATCATGTGCGGTGGCACGCGGAAGACGCGCGCAATCTCGCCGATCTGGAACTTGCGCGTTTCCAGAAACTGCGCGTCGTCGAGCGGCATGCCGACATCCTTCCACTGCATGCCCTCTTCCAGAATGGCCACACGGTTGACGTTATCCAGGCCTTGGTGCCGCGCTTCCCACGAGCCCTTCAGGCGGTCGTAGGCCTCGTCGCTCAGCTTGCCGGGATGCTGCAACACGCCGCCGGGCTTTGCGCCATTGGCGAAGAAGCGGTTGCCCAGCTCCTCGCCGGCCTTGCTGAGTCCGATGGCTTCGCGCGCGAGCGCGATCGGGCTCATGCCCATGATGCCGCCGACGCTCAGGTTGCGGATGTGCCACACGCGATATTTCGGCAGCGCGACCTCGCGGTTGTTCGGCAGGCGCGTGTGATACCAGAGCTGGCCGTCGTCGTGGCGCGCCGGCCAGGTGCGATCCGGCCGCAGCGGCCACAGCGCGAGCACGTCGCCGCGCCGGTTCATCTCGATCTCGCAGTAAGCGTTGCCCCACAGCGTAAGGTGCATCATCAGCGTCTCGCGCAGGTCGAATGAGGTCATCTCCGGGTTGGGCAGGCTGTGCAGGACCGTGTAAAGCGCGTGGCTGCTGGCGCGCTCCTTGCCGTCGGCGGTGCGGCGATACGTGATCAGCGGCAACGACGCGACAGACTGCGACAAGACCATCACGCAGCCGAGCACGGCCGTGTTGGTGATTGCGCTGGACGGCGTGACGGATGCGCCCGGCGTCAGCCCCAGGCTCAGAAAGTCATTGAGCACCACAGGCTCGCCGATCGGCCCGGGCGGCACCTCGCGCGCCCTGAGCTCGGTGGCGGCCGGCGCGCCCCAGAAGCCGTCCCAGACTGAAAGAAGCGATTCTCGAATGCCCATGTTTTTACACCCTGTTAAACCTCGCGGATGCCCCGCTGTTCATATACGCTCACTGTGCTTTGATGCCGCATCGCGCGATCCAGCGCCATGATGCCGGCGACGATGCCGTCGATCTTCTCCCGCGACTTCTGCTTGTTCGGCTTGACATTGCCGGCCGGATCCGTGCTCACCACGACGTTGTCAGCCATCCATCGCAAGACAGGATGGCCGCCGTGCCTGAGCTTGCCGTCGAGCACCAGGCGTAGCAATTCCTTTGTCGGCCCGCTCATCGAGTTGAAGCCCTGGCCGAAGCCGACCATCGTCAGCCCTGCCCCTTCGAGCTGCTGGCTGACCTGGAACGCACCCCAGCGGTCGAAGGCGATCTCGCGGATGTTGTATATCTCGGCCAGTTCCTCAATGTCGCGCACAATCCGCCCGTAGTCGATCACGTTGCCGGGCGTGGTGCGGATCAGGCCGGCGCGCTGCCAGGCGTCGTAAGGCACGCGGTCTTTTCTCGCGCGCTCGATCAGGTTGTCCTGTGGGATCCAGAAGAACGGCAGGATCGTGTGCATTTCATCCTCGCCCGCTTCATTCGGGAAGTCGAGCACGAAGGATGCAATGTCACTCGACGAGGCCAGGTCGAGCCCGCCATAGCACTGCGCGCCCTCGAGCAGCTTCGCGTCGAACGGCTCGCCGCACTTGTCCCATGCCTGCAGGTCAAGCCAGCGCGTTTCCTGCTGCGTCCACTGATTCAGATGCAATCGCCTGAACGTGTTCTGGTAGGCCGGCGATGCCCGCGCCTTCCGGCATTCCCCTTCCAGGTATTCCAGCTTCACGGTCTGGCCGAGCGAAGGGTTGGCCTTTGTCCACGTCGCCGGCGCCGTCCAATCGTCCTTCTCGTCGGCGGCTGCGATGTAAGCGAAGAAGGTCGGATCGTCGATGATGCCTTCAAGCACCTGGCGGCCGTATTCATGCTGCTCATAGCAGATCGAGTTGCGGTCAAAGCCGGCCGTGGTGATTGCCACCGTGAGCGGCTGCCGGCGCGCGCCAGTCGACGTGGTCAGCACGTCCCACAGCTCGCGATTCGGTTGGGCGTGCAGCTCGTCGAAGATGATGCCGTGGGCGTTCAAGCCGTGCTTGGTCGGCGCGTCCGCGCTCAGGACCTTGTAGCTCGACATCGACTCCCCCACATAGATCGAGCGCTTGTATACGTTCGAGCGCTTCTTGAGCTCGGGCGACGCGTCGACCATGCGCTTGGCCTCCTCGAACACGATGCTCGCCTGGTCGCGATCTGCAGCCGCGCTGTAAACCTCAGCAGCCGGCTCGCCGTCGGCATACAGGAGGCACAGCGCGATGCCGGCTGAAATGGTGGACTTGCCGTTCTTGCGCGGGATCTCGATATAGGCGGTGCGATACCGGCGCGTGTTGTCACTCGCGCGCTTCCAGCCGAACAGCGGCCGGATGATGTCGCGCTTTTGCCAGTCGAGCAGCGAGAATGGCTTGCCCGCCCACTCGCCTTTGGAGTGGCGCAGGAGCCGCTCGAAGAAGTTGCACGCAATCTGCGCTGCCTTCTCGTCGAAATAAAACTCGCTGGTGTCGCTGCTCATCTTAAATCGTATACTCGTATACAATATTGTTGCGCGCGGGCATCGCGGGATGATCGTTGGGCGGCTTGATGGGTGGTGTGTAGAAGGACTGCCTGAAAGCTTGTCCGCTCACCGCTGGAACACCCATCAACCTCCGCCGCGCTGCGCATCCCGCCCTGCCACCTTCGTCTCATCGACGCCGTCAAACAACATCTCCGCCAGTGTCTTTTCTTCTTCTTTCTTCTCGACATGCAGGCTCGACCGCGCGCTCGGCGTCATGCCAAACTCCGCCGCATACTGCCTGAACGCCGCGCTGTTGTCCCGCAGCACCTGCAGCAGCGGATGCTTGCGATCCAACCCGTTTTCATCCTTCACACGCAGGCCTTCCTTGCGGATGAGCTGCGCCACTTCGCGCGCGAGTGACCAGTGCACGGCCATCATGTCAAACGCGGCCTCGTCGGCCTCGGTCAGCACACCCAGCTCGCGCAGCAGCTTGCCGTAGCGCGCATGGAAGTCGGCCAGGCCATCGATGAGCGGATCGCGCTTCTTTGCCGCAAGCCGCTTCGCCGGCAACGGACGCGGCTTCGGCTCTTTGTCATTCAAGCGCCGCTTGCCGGGGTTGCCCCTCGCTTTTTTAATCGCCGTCGGCGTCGGCTTTGGTCCTCGCCTACCCATACATCAACCTTCCGTCACCATGGAAACTCGAAAAAACCTGCGCACGCGCGCGTAGGGCTTCCGGGCGGTCTCAGCATGGAACGGCCAGAGATTCACCATCCCCCTCCCCGCGCTGCTCCGCCATCGTCTTCCTGCTGTGACAGGCCTTGCATAAACATTGCAGATTGGCAGGGGTGTCCGGCCCGCCGCGGCGCTTTGGAACAATGTGATCGACCTCGCTGGCCAGCACCACATCGTCGCCATGAACCTCGAAGGGATCGGCACACAGCGGCTGGTCATTCAGCATCATCCGCCTGAGCCGGCGCCACCGTGCGTCATATCCGCGCTGCGCTGCGCTGCCTCGTCGCTCTCGATCCCGTTGCTCGACCTTCGACCTGCATGCTTCGCAGTAACGTTCCATGTCTACCAACCCGGCACAGCCAGGCGTGGCGCACGGCCGGCGCGCCCGCCGCACACTGCCGCCCCGCTCTGTTGTGACTGCCCCTGTTGCCTTGACCATGCCGCCCTGCACGCCCCCTACTTCTCCACAACAACGCGCCTGAACTCGTCATAGGGCACGCTGTCTACGGAATACCTGAAGTGAATGCGCAGCACCTGCTCCGGCTTGATGCCCCCCGCCTTCACCGCTGATGTGGTGATCACCGTCGGCGTGCCGCTCGCAGTAACAGTAGCCCCGCTTGCAAACACATCCGTCGTCACGTCCTCATCTGTGGTGTCGATGTATGCAACCACCGATGCAGCGGTGTAGGTGCCGCTCTTGTTGGGCTGGTAACTGAATGCGCCCAGCTCGCTGGATCCTCGTCGAATGGGATCACCGATCTCTCTTGCTGTGGTCATGTGCCCTCCCATGGGCCATCGTCTCGCGCGCCTGGCCACGTGGCCGCCGAGCGCGCACCCTGCCATGCATCCGGGTCCCGCTGCCCCTGCCAGATATTGGCGTTCAAGCCAAGACTGCCAGCTGCCATCACAATCAACGCACCCAACGTGATACTGGCGATACCAATGACCTCGATGTTGCCGGCGGCCGTGGTGGTCAGTGCCCCCAGCGTGACGTTGACTTCACCCTCGATCAGCGACGGGTCGCTTTCAGCTGTGGCCACCAGCGCGAGTGCGCCGAGGGTTGCAGTCACCTCGCCCACCACACCCACGCCGCCGGCGGCTGCAACCGTCAGCGTGCCAAGCGTGGCATTCAGGGCGCCGGCGATGGCCACATTGCCATCTGACGACGCGGTCAACGCGCCGAGCGTGATGCTGGCCTGGCCATCGATCGAGGAGACGCCGGCGGCCGCAACCGACAGCGCTCCAAGCGTGTTGCTCGCCTGGCCTTCAATGCTGGAGTTGCCGGCACTGTCAGCAGTCAGTTCACCCAGCGTGGCGTTCAGCGCGCCGGTGATGGTGCCGTCCTGGACTTCACCCGTGGCCACCAGGGTCAGCTCGCCCAGGGTGGCGTTCACCTGGCCATCAATCGAGGAGACTGCCGCGCCGGCGGCTGTCAATGCGCCCAGCGTGATACTGGCCTGGCCCTCGACGAGCGCATGGCCGGCGCTGGATGCGGTCAGCGCGCCGAGCGTGGCGTTCACCTGACCATCGATTGAGGATCCGCCCTCAATGGTGGCCGTCAGCGCGCCAAACGTCACATTCATAGCGCCGGCGACGGCCACATTGCCATCCGACGATGCGGTCAGCTCGCCCAGGGTGGCGTTCACCTGGCCATCAATCGAGGAGACTGCCGCGCCGGCGGCTGTCAATGCGCCCAGCGTAATGTTGGCCTGCCCCTCGACGGTGGCGTTGCCGGCTGCCGCCGAAGTCAACGCGCCGAGCGTGGCATTCACCGCGCCTGCAATAGAGGTGACGGCGGTCGCGGCGGCAGTCAACGCGCCGAGCGTGTTGTTCGCCTGGCCATCGATCGACGAGCTGCCGGTGGCTGACGTGGTCAGCGCGCCCAGCGTGGTGTTCGCCTGGCCTTCGACGGTGGTGTTGCCGGCGGCCGTGGTGGTCAGCGCGCCCAGCGTGGCATCGAGTGTCGCAGTTGCTGCGCTCGACCCGGGCTTGATCGCGAGTGCGACAGTCGCCCAATGACGCGATGAGCCCTGCGTAAAAACGACATTCCCGCCATACCATCCGGCGGTGGGCATCACCTTCGAACAAATCCGCCAGCCGCGCGAGGTGCCGTTGCCGTTGCTAATGTCCGTCCAGCCGCTTGGCAGTGACGGGATGTTGCTCGTGCTGTCTACACCGACGATGATGACGAACAGCGCGTCATCGGTGTTGGTCGTGACACCGTAGGCGGAAATTTGTTCCGACAGGCCGGTGTTGGATAACACCGTCGCGTCACTCCACGACGCATCATGCCCCGTGTAACGAACTGTTTGAGCCGAGCCGACGACGCTGCTGCCCAGGGTGTAGGTGTAGCTGCCCGCCTCGCTCCCATCCGCGATGCGTTCATACACCGCGACCAAAAACGAGCCGGTGCCGTTGTCAGCGCGGTGAACGAGTGCCCAGCCAGTCGGCGGCGTGATAGAAAGGCTGGAGCCAGAGTCCAGCATCAGACTCGTCTGCAGCAGGTTGCCGGCCGAGATGCCAGACGGCATCGTGACGCTGGGCGACGATGTGGCCGAGGAATAGCTGTTGGTGGCGACGGCGGCGGGAGCAGCTGTCAATTAAGCTCCTATGCGCAGGTTTAGGCGCAGGTCTTTGCGCAGGTTTATGCGTTGGCGTCGTTGAGCGTGAAGCCGCTGATCGTCACGGGCTGGGTGGTGTTGATGCTCGTGTTAACGAGCGTCATGTCACCGCCGCCGCCGGTGGTGGTCACCGTGCCCTGCAGGTGGCAGGTGGTGCCGTCGCTGGCGAAGAGCCGGAAGAAGTCGGCGACGCCGTCGGCGTTGGCCGAGGTGTCTTCCCAGGTGCCGCTCTTCGCCTTGCTGCCGCCCGACGCGGCGGCCATCCAGTCGCTCGGCAGCGTCATCTCGACCAGCACGGTGCCGGTGATCGAGGCGGCGCAGTTGGCCGGCGCCGCGCCCGACAGGTCATAGATGCGCAGAATGGCGCCGGTGCCGATCGCGGTTTCAATCGCATCCAGGCGCGCGTTTCGGACGTTCGTTGAAAGTTGTATGGCCATAGTTGTATCGTTCTCCTGAACGCCGGCGCGCCACACGACGCGCCGGCAATGCTTATCCGTTCGCTTGTCAGCTCACTTGTCAGTTCGCTTGTCAGTTCGGGTATTGAATCAATCGCAGATCTGGGCGCGGGTCGTGCTCCAGCTCGACCCCCAGCATTTGCGCCTTCACGCCCGGCGGCATGTTCTTCGCCGGCTGATCGGTGAAGAAGTCGTCCCTGTATTGCAGCGACTTGCCCGCCGGCACGTTCTGCAGTTCGTAGGGGATGCAATCCGGCGCGGCCATCGTGCAGCCCTGCACGATCTGCCCGAAGCGGTTCGTGAAGCCCTTGTAGGTGATCAGGCCGTTCGCAACCGTCGCGCCGCTGATGCTCGAAGGCGTCTGCCCGAACACGCCGTGCAGCTGGCGCTTCGAGTTGTCGTTGCCGCAGGTGTTTGCATACACGCGCCGGTTCTCTGCGAGGTTGTAGTTGTCGGCGCTGCTCTGGCCGGTGCAGAGCGAAATGCCGTTTCTTGGCATCGCGCCGGGCGTGAAGTAATCCCACGTGTCGGATGCCTGCACCGACACACTCAACACCTGATCATCGCAGGGATACCAGGTCACGAAGTTGCGGTTGCCGGTGTTGTAATAGTGCAGCTTGCCGTTTGTGCGGCACACCTCCGGCCCCAGCGGCTGGCCATCCAGCACGATGGTGCCGAAGTTGAGGTGCCGGCCGGCGCGGATAATGCCGCAGCGCGCCGGGTTAGCCACTTCGCACACGCGCGCCTCACCGTAGAAGCTGTGTCGCTGCGCATTGGCGTCCAGCTCGCTGCCAACGAAATGCACCCAGAAGCGCATGTCGGTGACGCACAGTTGAGAGCCGAACACGCTCCGGCACGGCATGCCTTCACGCGTGACGATCTTGTAGCCCTGGTGCTTGCCGTTCGGCCACACATCGTTTTCCATCATGATGTGGCCGCTGGGCATCGTCATGCTTGTTTGCCATGGGTAGCCAAGCTCGAAGCCGCCCATCGTCTTGTAAATATCCGTGCCGAACACGTCGTCGAGCGCATGCGGATCCTGCCCGTGCTCATGGTCGTGATAGCAGTTGTTCTCAGGGTCATACAAACCGTGCCACATGCGCGGGTCGTGCACAGCACAGCGCGTCACGCCAGACGGCAGTGGCGTGGACACGGCGGCGGGTGTGGCCGTCGGCGGAATGGGCGTGGCGCTGGGTTGCGCGGTGGGCTGTGCAGTGGGTTGCGCGGCGTTGTCGATGCTGAATGAAATAGCGCTGGCCGGTGTCAATGCGTTGCCGGCGCTGTCGTATGCAATCGCGGTCAGCGTGTAGTTGCCGTTGGGGAATGCCTTGGTGTCCCAGCCGAACGGCGCGCCTTGAAAGTCGCCGAAGTAGAAATATGGCGCGACGGCTTCTGTGCGCGTGTCTGTTGCCGCGCCGGCGAGACTGAACACCACCGTGGCCGGCGTCACGCCTTCAACAATGGCTTCGATGTTCGCCACGCCGTTGATCGCCGTGCCCGCCGCGATGCCGCGAAAGATGATCGAGCCGGCGATGGGTGTGGCGCTGGGCTGCGCGGTGGGTGCGCTGGTCGGGGTCAGCGTCGGGGTCAGCGTCGGCGTGAGATAGGCGAGCAGCTCGAGCGCGTAGATGCGCTTCTCCTGCTCGTTGATGCGATTCACCGCGCCGTCGACGAAACCCTCCAGGTTGGCGATGCGCGTTTCAAGCGCACTCACGCGCTCCTCGGCGGCGACCGTCGCCACCTGCTGGGCGACCGCCTGGTAGCGCGAGGTGTAGGGCGCGGCGTTGTAGCCGGTGTTGGCGTCGCTTGTGGCGGGCCGCCACGCAGCGATGACCAGCGCAGTGATAAACAGCACCGAAGATGCAACGATTCTTCCTTTCACGGTTCTCCTTGGGGTGTTCCCGATGATTACGGCCAGCTTGCGACTTCCCATGCGCCGCCGGCCAGCGCCGCGCAGGGCGAATACGTCACGGTGTAATCGGACGGCGGATTCACCTGGACGCGCTGCACGGCCGTCTTGCACATCGCGTCGCCAACCTGCTCGATCAGGCGGACGCCGGCGCCGGCGGCAAGGGCCACGAGCACCGTCACGAGGGCGGCGGCCGCACGGTCTCGACGAGCCGCAAGAGCGAGGGCAGCGCGCCATGGCGTGTGCACGCTTCGACCAGCACGCGGGCGCGCTCGTTGATCGTGGCGTCGTCGCTCCAGAGTTCGTCCTGCTTCCATCCGAGTTTCAGTCTCAGGTCGTCGATCTCGTCGTTGTTGAATTCATTCGCCAGCCGGCTCAGCAGCGTTTCACGCGCGACCGCGCCGCCTAGCCGGCTGCTGGGGCGGCGCTGTAGGCGTTTGGGTCGTGCCCATTCGCGCGCATCAATGCGGTCAGCGTCTTGACCTGAATCTCTAGATCCTCGATCTTCCGGTCCTGGCGCACCTCGTTCTCTTTCAACCTGGCGATCTCGGCGCGGTCGATGTCCTCGCGCCGCCCGAAGTGCCGCACCAGTGCTGCAGTCGAGCCGAACGACGCAGCGATGGCCACCAGCACCAGCCTTGCAATGTCCAAAATAACGATTACGGTTTGATCCACGGTGTCTGCCCTTTACACCCTGATGCAATTCAGCCTTTCGGGCTGATCGTGTAGGTCGCCTGGTTGGCCACGAGCGCGGCGATGAGCGCGGTCACCAGCCCAACGGCGCCGGGTTGGTCGCACGAGGCCACCGTGAGCACGCCGGCGCAGCTCAGGCCGAAGATTGCGGCGGTTGCGACCAGCAGCACGACGGCCATGAGGAGGCGCTTCTCGGTCGGGTTCTTCCCGTCGAACCAGCCCGACAAGCCGGGGAGATACGAGAAGGCCAGCGACAGGATCACGCCGGCGATTGCGGACAGTTCAGTTGCGGTCATCGTTTGCTCCTTGCGAAGCCGGCTCGATCAGTCGAATCGGCTCCAGAACCAGTGCCCTGTTGCGCGTTTCCCGGCCGGTGACGTGCTGGAGGAGGGTGCACGCGGCATCCACTGCGACCTGCGCCTGCTCACTCACCGCGCGGCCTTCGTCCTCGCCTCGCTGCTCGATCAGGAGCTTCACGGAGATCACATGGAATGCCTTCAGCTC